GCTCCCTTTGAACCTTCATTGAACGAATCTTTGATAAGCGTCTTGTTCTTACGGGCAAAGTAAATCCATTTCTCTACTTCCCAGTTCTTGGGCTTGAGAGCAAGATCCAGCTCAAGAAGCTTGCCCCAGTTCGTGGCAATCAAATCTACGAGTTTTGCATGGACAGCATCGTACAAATAATTGTACGGCTTCATCATGTCCACAAGCGAATACGGACGCGATTCGTTAATATTGTATATTGTACCGACAATGCCAGAATGACAACGAGAAGGATTTGAAATCGAATTATGCTGGACAAGACACGGATGAATACCAACATAGATATCATCTCCAATCTTAGTACCTTGCCACATCTCATTCACCCACATCTGCGTAGCCACCTCACCAGCATCCTCGTCTGGAATATAAGTCTCAGGATAAAAATTCAGAATCTCTTCCCCGGTTTCAGGGTCAAATGATTTGACACTGTAAATCTTCCTAAGCGAACGCCACCATACCTGAACTACCCGAATATTACCAGCGACGTCATAAGGGAGAAGATCAGAACCCAATCCACCATCTAAGGTATCAAGCTCGTCCAATACCCAATCAACTTCATTACCGCCATTAACGAAAACCGCCTCCTGACCATAAAATGGATATGCCTCGTTATAATTTCCAGCTGCTCCGACTGGGCTTACACCACCATGCTCTGTATATTGGTCTGTAAGTTTTTTTACATCTTCAGGAGAAAGCTCGTCATAGAAAACTTCAAAGATACGACCAGGGGACCAATAATCTTCATATGCGATAATATCAGCATCCTCAAGCTTATTAGAATAACCACTGCGATATGAACGAATCTTCATTGGGTTAAGCTTAACCATGAAAGGTTCGCCTCCGTATATCCCACACTGATAAGCTTCTACGTTATTTCCACAGGCATCAACAAATCCATTATTGAAACTCTGCTTGAAGTTCTGCTCCTTAATATAATGCCTCAATAATTCATTTGCGCCGAGCTCGCGTAAATCCTGCCATTCATAATCAAAGTAATCCTTTGTATCTCGAATCTGATTTTCCGATTCTACCTGATTAAGCTCTTGGGACTCTACAATATTTTGAATGTTTGAGAAGAATTGCTGTTTTTTGTTTTCTTCAATAATTGATATAGCATTCGGATTTGTGACAATAGCATGCCAATTAAACGCACGAGCAGCTTCTTCTCCGCGTAGTGTGTTTATCTTCGAGTTAATTATAGGATAGTGCTGTATTTTATCTGGAATAAAACTCATTGAAAGATTATCAGGATTGATAATCTTAGTCACATCCTCCATATGAATGATGCCATTCATCAAGTCATAATTGATTTTCATATTTACAGTCGACAATCGAACTGGAGAATAATGAAAATAAGAACGATTGACCACCCAATCAACACATTGACGACGCCATTCTTTTCCTTTTGACTTGTATGGAAGATTCTGCCTTGGGAATGCAGTACTAAAATCTATTGCCATAATACATATACAATTACAGGGCGAATCTATGAAGAAATCCGCCCTAAAAAACAAGTCCAAATAGTTTGCTTATAAATTCAAAGTGGACTTATAGTCCTCGCCGAAATGCTTGGTAGTGTATGCCTTCCAATCCTTATTGAAGAATTCATCATCAGATACATCTTTCTCATCTGCCTGATTTGACACAGCGCCACCATATAGGATAATGAAATGCTCTCTAAACATCATAGTCTGTTGTAAGGCACTTACGCGGTCAGTATTGATGCCAGGGCCATATCCAATCAACTCCTCCAAAAGTGCCCTGTTGCGAAGCCTATACAATTGCGGTATGTATTCAATATGTGGTTCTCCTATCTCATCTTTTACCTCAACAGGAAAAGTCTTCGTAAGCCAGTCTTTAATCATTTCGTTTGCCGTCGCAATCGTTCCTGCATTAGATGAGATTCCCTTTGCTGATGAACCAAAAAGGTTATATTTTATAACGCCTCGCGCTCGAAGATATTCCGGGCAATCAGCGAGCATCCATGTACATCGAAGTTTTGCAAAATAAGAAAACATCATCTTTGAGTTAGACTCATACATAATCATCGCGTTATAAAATATGGCAGTAAGTCTAACCATTTCAAATGCGTCTTCTGCACGCTCCTGCCTGCCTGTATATTCGGCTGCAATGTCATCAGTAACAAGGTCTAAGACAAAATATGAGAACAACGACTTGGACTCCGCCTGATCTTGATTAATAGGATCCGCTCCTATAATATATCTATTTTGCGGACGACCAGGAGCCGGCATAGCGAAAATCTCCAACGCTCCTCTTTCCGCATTATCTACTGGCCACTTTCTAATCGGCATATCATCAGTGGCACGAAATTCCACCTTACCACCGACATTCACCAACGTGCCTACATACACATCATCATATATATGTGGATTGGCATCAAGCTGACGAAGACGCTCATTGAGCATCGTAACGGGAAAGAAATTTGACTGAACTTTCAGAATTGCCTCGGCTGGAGTAATAGGCATCTGTGCAATACGAGAAAGGAGGGAGGCAGCATCGCCAGCCTGTTTAACAGTCCATCTTTCCATCAGGATCTCCAGCAAAGCAGCAACGACATCAGAGTTTCCATCCTTATCCATACAGCCAGCACGGGAGATGTATGACGGGAAAAAGTAGCAGAACTTATCTGTACCCTTTCCCCTCTTGTCATACACATTCTCCAAGGAATAAACCTCATACGCGTCTGGATTATATAGCATAGTTCTGATGCCGGAGAAATCCGAATCTTTATCACCGGCAGTACCGACAGCTATCAATTGGGCGAATACGTGCGCCCCCTCCTTAACAGAGTCTCGCACATTATCCCACGTGCCTTTGAAGTTGGCATACGAACCCATTTCCTCAAAATAGATGAATCCACGCTTACCACGAACCTTTCCTTCATCATCCTTTACAGAAAGAGCCATAACTGAATTCAACGAACCCTTGATATTGCCATTGGTATTCTTATACCCCATCTGCCAAATCATCTCACTCGTTGAACGTTTTACCATCAGACGGGGAAACTCCGTATGCTCAGCACAGAAATCTATCATTGGTGTGAACTTGGTAAGAGTACCATCCTTCTGAGCCAGATATTCTTTCAGATACGCGGTAAGTACGTTTGTCACACGCCGCGTGTTTTCAGAGCTTTCACCGAGCAGAAGTCCCCTGCTCAACCCACTTGCAATGCTGAACGATTTGGAACAGCCACGGCGAGCTAATTCCATGCAGTGCTTTCCATGCTGACGGGCCTGGTGCCAATAATGGAAGCGATAATAAATCCCCTCCCAGAAGTCAGGAAAGTCCTCAACACGGTGATAAATACCGGTCTTTTCAGACTTCCTGTTCAACATAATCGGACAATAGTTCAGATAAAAATACATCTGACCTGTTACCCATTCTCCGTCAGACTCGCGCACATATCCGTCACGACAGCGGCGAACCTCTTCATTGAACCACTTGCCATACTCACTGTTCGGATTAGAGTTCGGACGCAAAAGGGAATAACATCCATTCTCCTTATAGAATAATGCCGCTGGCCTGAAATAATCCATATTCTCCAAGATATGAGGATGGGCAATATCTACGATGATTCTTCCAAATTCATCCCTTTGCAAGTCTTTGGCCCTTGGCCTATTGTCAGATATCATCCATTTTAGAAGCGGCACATTATCAATGAAGTCTAGGAATTGCGTCTGAACTACTGATGGATATTGTTCCAACAATTCTTTAGTTATTGAAGTCTGGAACCTATTTGTCTGTATAATTTCTGTCATCTATCGGCCTGAATGAATAAAACGGTTTGATATTGCCTACTTTCACTCCTCTCGGTATCGCTTCCATCCGAATAGCCCTCTTAGTCTCTGGTGTGTAATAGGCTACCAGTTCCTTTTCGTCTATGATATATCCCCTCTGCCGGAGATAATAATTCTGCCTAACTTTCTCTCTGTTGCATCTGGCAAGGTGGATTTTGGTCTTTTGTTCCAGCCCAAATCGTATCCTTGCGTTTTCTGTTCTCCATGTTTTCTTGAAAGACGCTGCTCTCTTTTTCAAAACCTCTGGCGTCAGTTCAATCTTACTCCACGAAGATGATGATGCAATACCAGATAAACGATGCATAGTATGACTATGTTCAGGAGACTTTACAAGATGATATTTTTTCTGAACATTACTGATAGAAGAAAGCGATATACCAAGATACTTCGCTAGAACCTTATTAGAAGTGTCCGCAAAGTTCTTACGTATATAATCTATTTGTTCTCGTGTCAAATAACGTCCTGTCGGCATAATATACAATCTTTGTGGCTGGTGCGGGACTCGAACCCGCGACCTCTTGCTCCCCTTGGGTCTGCAAGCGCTCTCACAAACTGAGCTAACCAGCCAATCACATTTTTATTTTCCGGTACTTCCGAATCCATTATCACCCCGAACCGTCAGTACTGAGAAATCTTTAACCTCTTCTAATTCTATATCGGGAAGAGGTACAATAACCAACTGACCAATTTTGTCGCCAATTTCATAGCGACGAGTGAACGGCTGCATCTTGCGGAACTTAAAGATAAGTTCACCAGTGTAACCGGCATCAATAATTCCGACAGAATTATTCTGAATCAGATCTTTCTTATAAATAGAACTACGGGAGCACAGAAGTCCAACATAGCCTTGTGGAATATTTACGGCAACCCCAGTTCCATATGTAATGGTCTCTGCATCAAAACCACCCTCAAAAATAGAAGTGCATGTCAAATCAAAACCAGCATCCGTCAGGTGTGCCTTTGTAGGAATAACAGCACCATCAACAAGTTTCTTAAACTCTACTTTCATTATTAGTGATTTGTTTTAATAAGTTTTGTATTCCCCTGCCGTCTTGTACAGTCTTTCCGGTAAACCATCCATTAAACGGATAGAAAAGCACGGTCTCGCATTTATATCGAAAAGAAATTGTCAGGTCATCGGGACAAGAATAAGCATAACCAGCCCGACCAATCTTCTTTTTCGCATAAGCCATTCGTTCCGTTATTAGTTCAGCGCGTTTGGCTTTCCATTTATCACTGTGTCTTGACATGTTATAATATACCAGTATGTGAACCTGTTACCGATTCATCAAATGTGTCTATTATGTCAAGCAAATCAAGTATCCGACACGTTTGACGTATCTGTTCTTCGCCATCAGAAAAAGGTCGGTCAAAAACCAACTCAAACGTATCAGATGTCTTCTCCGATTGCCTTACTTGCATTTCCTCTTGCATTGTCTTCTGTTGCAAAATCCTTTGCCAGTGCCTTCTCTGCCTCAACCAGGGCCCTTGCTAGTTCAGGAATCTCCTTGATTGATTTGGTCATTACAGGAAGAATCTTATCCAAAGCGACTGCAT